ACCGGTAGCGTTTGCGGTAAAACAAGATTCCGAAGAACAACTTGAAGAAACCAGCCCAGAAGCAATCGCTAAAATCAATGAATTGACACGCCGCCCATAATTGCTGATTCCCAAATAAAAAGATAAATAAAAGTGTAGTTCGCGGATCTGGACAATCCCAACTACTCTAACGCTATTTGGGAGCATCAGCATGAATATTTATCTCTGTGTGAAAATCCACACAAAAACAAACCTCAAGTATTTCTGTAAAACAGCAAAGAAGAATCCATATACTTACTTTGGTAGTGGCAAGTATTGGCTCAGACACTTACATTCACATGGAAAAGAGTTTGTCAAAACACTAAAAGTTTGGGAATTCAATGACGAACAATCCGCTACTATGTTCGCATTGAAATTCTCCAAAGACAATAATATTGTAGAATCAAAACATTGGGCTAACCTACAAGCGGAAAACGCACTTGACGGATGGATGCCCGGAACAAAAAGACCAACTACTACGGGTGAAAACAATCCTGCTAAACGACAGGATGTTAGGGAAAAGTTATCAAAAAACAATCCCATGAAGAACCCTGAAATCGCTAAACGATTAGGAGATAGGATCCGAGGTATCCCTAAACCACATCAAATTGGCAAGAACAACAACGCATGTCAACCCGGAATCGGCAACAAAATCAGCAAGGCACTTAAAGGAAAGCCAAAAGAAAGGGTTACATGCCCATATTGCGGTAAGACAGGTGGCAAGAGTAACATGACAAGATACCACTTTGAAAATTGTAAACTAAAGTAGTAACACAAATTGGTTGACAATAAATCAGATACCTGCTACAATACTTGTATTGAAACTCAAAACACAGGTAGTTATACATGAAACTTCACAATGTAGTTCAGAACGAGGCAGTGTTGTCCAATGTCGGTTCTGTCACTTCCTTTTCTATTAAAGCAACCGCAAAAAGTTTCCGTATCTTGTCTGATGGTCTGTATGCCAACAAGGTTCGGGCTATTATCAGGGAACTCAGTTGTAACGCATACGATTCCCATGTTGCCGCGGGCAAAATCAATACCCCGTTTGATGTTCATTTGCCTAACAGTCTTGAGCCTTTCTTTAGTATCCGTGACTATGGCACAGGTCTGAGCCACGACCAGGTCACTAATATCTTCACGACTTTCTTTGAGTCCACCAAAACAGATAGCAATGACTATGTGGGCGCTCTGGGTCTCGGTAGCAAGTCTCCGTTCTCTTACACCGATAACTTCACTGTAACCGCAATCAAAGACGGTCGCAAAGGTATCTACACCGCTTTCATTAATGAGCAAGGTGTTCCTTCTATCGCACTGATGATGGAAGAACAGACCAACGACCCTGCTGGTGTCGAGGTTCGTTTTGCTGTGGATAGTCGTTATGACTTTGACAAGTTCCGTCAAGAGGCTCGCTATGTCTATGAATATTTCAAACTGCGTCCTGTTGTCAATGGTGCGGCAGAATTCAAATTCAAAGAACCTTCTTATAAAGAAAAGGATATCATCCCCGGTGTTCATCACGGTAGTGATGGTTATCAGTCTTATGCTATCATGGGTAATATCAAGTACCCTATTGAAGTACCTAATGCTGACAAGTCTCTCAGCGGTCTGCATGGTCTGCTAGGTTGCAGTCTGGTCATGGAATTCAACATCGGTGAACTTGACTTCCAAGCAAGCCGTGAAGGTCTGAGTTACATCCCCGAAACAATTAACGCTATCAAGACTAAGCTGGAGGCACTGAATAGCCAATTGGCTGTACATATCGCGGCTGAAGCTGACAAGATTCAAAATCTTTGGGAACGGGCCGTCTATCTGTCTAAGCGACATGAGGATGCGCTGTGGAAAAACGCAGTGCGTAAGTATGTCACTGACACTAAGTTTGAACTGTTTGATCCTACTAACAATCGTTGGGACACACTGAAAAAGTTTAGTCTGGATGTGAATGACCTCAAGACCATGTACAATATTACTATCCGTGGTTTCGTCAAGAGCCGTAACGCACAGACCTGCTCTGCTATCAAGGCACATACTGGTTACGATAATGTAAACGGTACTCAGGTTATGAAGCAAGAATGGCATATTCGTGTGAATGAAGATACCTACTTTGTTATCAACGACACTAAGGTTGGTGCATTGGAGCGTTCCAAGTTTCACTGGCGTGCGTCTAAGATGACCTCGCATTCTAACAATGTGTATGTCATCGAAGCGGCAGATAAAACTAAACCAGTTCTTACTAACCCGTTCTTTGCTAGTATCTCTAATCCGCCTGATAACAAAATCAAAGTAGCAAGTGACTTGTTAGAAAAGGATCGTGCTAGTGGCATGGGTAAGAACGTGTCTATCATGTTCTTGACCGAAGGTAGCCGTCGCAGTCGTTGGAACAGTGCTACTCCTATGGTCTGGCATGATGCTGGTAAGGCTGATAGTTTCGACAGTAAGGAAACTTACTACTATCTACCGATCAGTGGTTACAAGTGTCTGGGGATTGTCGAAGATGTTAAGGAACTACATAACCATCTGAACCGTAGCGGTATCTTTACTAAGACCATATATGGTGTTCGTAAGACTGACATGGACTGGGTCAAACTGCAAAAGAACTGGGTCAACCTCGATGAACACATCAAGGACAAACTCAGCAAAATGGGTAGTGCCGATGTAATGGGTTTGGTCAAACAGGCTATTGACTGGAAAGACCTTTATCAGTATAATGCTACTAAGTATGTGACGAACCCGAGCAGTCCGTACATGGTGTTGTTCCTTGCATTCAAGGATGTGAAGGTTGAAGATAGCAATCGTAAACCTGCACTTGAATGGTTGTGCAAAAAGTATTCGGTACAAACTCAAGCAAATATTGACCCGTCAAAATTGATTGATAAGTATTCGAAAGAGGTAGAGAATATCTACAAGCGTTATCCTCTGTTGAAGCGTATCAGTAAATACAGCGTAGAGGGTGCAGAAGTTGCAGAGTATATTAACATGTGTGATGAAAAGAAAGGTGTTTGAAAAGCGGCTAGCCGCTTTTCAACTTTCACTATGAACGAACGAATCCGAGAACTTGCTAAACAGGCTGGTTTGAATATGTGGGTCAATGGCAACAATGAGGTAGAATTTTCTGAAAATGAGAAAAAGTTCGCCGAGTTGATTGTTAGGGAATGTATCACAGTTATTGAAAATAAAATGCCCGATTTTACTTGTAAGGAAGATTATGAGAATCTAATTCGCAAGGCAGGCAGAATGGATGCGATTGATGAGATTAAACAACATTTCGGAGTTGAAGAATGACTGACTCGTGGATATTTGTTGTGATTGGGATGTTTCTTGTGATTTCCGTCCTCTACTTTGGTGTGGATAAACCACAACTTGATAAGTGCCGCGAACAAGGTGGTGTTATTGTTCGCATCGACGGTTATGACAAATGTGTTGAGCCACCCACGGAGATTAAGAAATGAACGAACGAATTCAAGAACTTGCTGAACAGGCTGGGTTTGGTATTGCTGGCAATCCTGAATATATTCATGCTATGGATTATGATGGAATGTGTACCGATGAACTGGAAAAGTTCGCCAGGTTGATTGTGAAAGAATGTGTTAATGTTGCTAGATCAACTGATGACGATGATGGGGCTGAATATACATCAGGACGGATCTGGGCCGGGAATGATATTTTGACTCATTTTGGAATTGAAAAATGAACGAACGAATCCGAGAACTTATTAAACAAGCAGGTGGCGAGTTTTGGCAACGACTGGAAAATGATGCGGTCAACCCAGAAGCATACATTACCTTTGACCCTCCAGAAAGTTTGGAAAAGTTTGTGATGCTAGTGATCCAAGACTACGAAAACGACAAACGAGAAAGTCGCCGTGAAGTTAAGAGCAAGTTAGGCTACAGTCGTATTGGAAGGAACAATGTATGAACGACCAAATTGAAAAACTTCTCGATTCAATTGATGTGAATCCCAAGATTCGAGAACTTGCTAAAGAGTCTGGCTGCACGATTGATAAACTAGGCTTCGGTGAAGGCCATCTTGAAAAATTCGCCGAGTTGATTGTGAAAGAATGTGTTACAATCATTAACCACGGTATTGACCACACAGATTATCCACACCCAAGTGATACTGAAAAAAGTATGGTTGAAATGAAAGCACAAATATGGTGTCGTGATACGATTAAAGAACATTTTGGAATCAAATAATGATTAAACTAACAGAATCGGAAGAAAAAGATTTGCTGGCGTATTATGCGTCATTTGAAATTGATGAACAGGAGACCGTTCAACCAGACTGGGTAAGTAGGAAATTTCCTTCTACCGGGCGGGTGTGCCGATGTGTTGAATCAAATGGTTCAGTTATTATCAAACAGGTTGTGGAATACTATCCAAATTTTGGAGTCAAATAATGAATGAGCGAGCCAAACAACTTGCCCTACAGGCTCTTAAACATCCTGATAATGACAATGATGGACTAACTGTATTTGATAATGACGAATTAGAAAAGTTCGCCGAGTTGATTATCAAAGAATGTATCGGATGCTGTGAACAAGTTATCAGCGATCCTGTTCCTAACTATTATATTGACACTTGGTTAAATGGTGGTTCGCAATGTATTGACGAAATTAAACAACATTTTGGAGTTGAAGAATGAACGAACGAATTCGAGAACTTGCTCTACAGGCTGGATTCCGTAACGGAACATTTGACGGTTTTTGGATAGACAATGATGGTGTTAATAGGTTCACCGAGTTGATTGTTCAGGAATGTACCGAATTGATGAAAAAAGAAAGTGAAGAATATTCTAATATTGGAAGTGATTACTGCGACCATAAGGCAGAGGCTTTTGATGAAGCCGTTGACTTGGTAAAGAAACATTTCGGAGTAAAATGAGATTTTTGGCATAAATAGTATACTATGACTAACAAATCTTTCCGTGATTATATCAACTTAATTGAAAGTGCCCAGCGGGAAAATGTGACCGATGAATCTCGTATCCAAGAAGAAACTACCCAATATTACAATTTAGGTGAATGGAAACGGGACGCAAAAAAACTAAAAATGTTTATACGAGTTGGGCAAATGGCAGGAACTAAGGGTGTTAAGATATATGAGGCTGAAACAGAAGATAGAAAATCCGGCGGCAGATTTTTTTCTGGCCCAGGATGGAACTATGGACATCTCACTGTAGTAAATGATACCATAGAAGAAACCAGCCCAGAAGCAATCGCTAAAATCAACGAATTAACTCGCCGGCCTTAATCTTTGCCCTTCAAATTTTTAATAGCCTCCCAGCGTTTTAGTTGTGAGGCTTTCATTTTGGCTTTAGTTTCTTCACTGATTACTTGTTTGGCTCTGGCTGCTTTTATTTTTTCTACAGTTTCTTCGGATCTTTTTCTACCGGTATTTGCTATTCGCAATTTCTCTTTCGTTTCTTCTGCCATTGGTTTATCTTTTAATTTATTTCTAATTTTTTCTTTAGTGGCATCAGTGAGTGGTTTACCAAAATTTGGATTCTTTGGTCCTTTTCTATCCTCACTCAATTGTTTTTTGAATTCTTCTGTGTGTTTGTGCAACCTAAGTTTTTCTTTTGTAGCATCAGTATGATTGCCCCAACTTTTACCTATCCTGCATTTGCTCATATTTTCTAAATGTTCCGGTGTAAATTTAATTCCTTTTCTACCCTCACTTATTCGTTTTCTGCTGGACTCGCTATGCTTTTTCCCACCAAATGTGTTACCGCCGTCGCCATCTTCCGGTCTCAGATTTGCCCAGGATGGGTCATTAACAACATCCCACAAATCACTATAATAATTTCCCCAATATTTTACTTCTTCTGTGGTTTCGCATTCTTTTAATATTTCAGTAGTAACATCATATCCATGTTTTCTGATATGAGGTTTCCATCTGATTCCTGATCCTTTATACCTATGGGGGTCTTTGGCTGTGGTTTTGCCCAAATATTTTAATCCGGTAATGTTGTGGGTCTTTTTGTATAGATAAATAGTCATGCTGGTGCTTCCTTTCATTGATTTAAGCATTAGAGTAGTCGGGGAGGTCAGAGTCTCGCGGGCTACACTTTTATTTATCTTTGTTACCAAAATCTGTCAATTTCCTTGACAAATATTCATCTTCCTGCTATACTCTTACTATCAACAACTCATAAAGGATTTCAAATGTTTCCCTATATCGTGCAAGGATCCAATATCACTATTGTCATCAACGCCAAACCCCATACCATCGCAAAAACACACATCACTTACGAAAAAGTCCTGTCGGCTATCAAGGCTGGGGACTGGCAAAAAGTCCAAGATTTGATTGAACCCAAACAAGTTGTTTTGAACTATGGTCAAGGCAATGTAAGTGTGCAAGGTGAGACTCTGTATTGGAAGGGTAAGCCCATGCACAATGCACTGGCTACTCGCATGATTGCCATGTTGCAGGATGAGTTCCCTATCGAGCCTCTGGTTAACTTCATGGAAAACCTCATGAGTAACCCTAGTCGTCAAGCGGTTAACGAACTCTATGGTTTCCTTGAAAAGAACAATCTGCCGATTACTCCTGACGGTCACTTCCTCGCATATAAGCGTGTGCGTGAAAACTATTTTGATTGTCATACTGGCACTATGGACAATAGTGTTGGTAAGATCGTTGAAATGGAACGCAACGAAGTTGATGACAATCGTAACAACACTTGCTCCGCAGGTCTGCATTTCTGTTCTGAAAGCTACCTCAAGAGTTTCGGTGGTGCCCGCACTGTGATTGTGAAAATCAATCCTCGTGATGTAGTGTCCATTCCTAGCGATTACAACGATGCTAAGGGTCGTGCATGTCGTTACGAAGTTGTTGGCGAAGTTGGTGTTAACCCTGAGGACGAAATTGAATTCACTAAGCCTGTTCAATCTAATGCGAACAGCGTGAAGGTTGAACCTAAAACTGGTTCTAGTGCTTTCTACAAGGGTTATAATGATGGTTACAGTGTCAATTCATTCATGCCCCCTGCAGGTGGTAAAGCCCGCACTGACTATGTTGAAGGCTTTGACAAGGGTGAAGATGACCGTCGTTGGGGTACTGAACGCTATCGGTATGTCGAACCTCAAAAAGTTCAGC